ATTAAAGGTTTCTCTGAATTTCTTGCTGAGTATGGTCAGATATATACCATGCCAGATAAGGAAAGTGAATTGTTAGATTACTTACCCGCTGAAGACTTTGAATTTCTAAAGCGGAAAAGTGTCTTTATTCCAGAGATAGGGTGCCACGTGGGCGCTCTAGTTGACAAATCCTGCGAAAAGATGCTACATTGTTTCATGCGTGGAAAAGGTGCCCCTTTGACGGAGGAGCATGCTTGTGGCATTAATATTGACACTGCTCTTCGTGAGTGGTTCAATCATGGACGTGATGTCTATGAAAAACGTCGCGCTCAATTGCAAGAAATAGCAAAAAGAGCAAACCTTTCACATTTGTGCACTGAACTAGATCGTGATTTTGACGAGAGAGTACAAATTTGGAAGGAGAACTACGAGTAATCGTAGTTACAGGGCCATCACATACCCTTAAAAATGTGGGCCCAGTTTGAATCTGGGTGTTGGAACAAATCAAAATTCGAATACATATATGGATACCAATAAATTGCATGTTTTGTAGATGTTTTTATGTTATATATTAGGCTTTGTGTATTTGGACGACGTTCCCTATTTAGGGATGGCCTGGTCCACCAATGTAAATATCACCGCACGGATGGCTGATTCACCAACCGATGTTGTAAATAAATGAATTTCTAACCAAAATAACCAAAATAAATTAGTAAGTCTTCCAGGGGACTTAAAACCCTGTACCAACGAACGCTTGTTTGACGCTGAAACAAGCACTGTCGGAGACAGTGCGTCAACACACCGCCCCTTTGAGGAGGCCCCACGTGAGGGCTCCTTGACGTTTTTGTATTTGAAGTCTCTTGAGTACTATTGTAAGAGTTTACTTCGAATGCCAGTTGGAGAATTTTTGAATCTAGCTGAAACTCAAACACAGGATGATGAATATGAGATGCAGTGTGGTTTGATCTACGAATATAATCGCTTGAATGAAGATTCTAAAGTTTTCTTGGATATGCCTCTTGGCAATTTCCTGGATTATACGAAACACATTCCGGATGAACCACCTGTATTTGAAATGCAGTCGGGCATTACGTCTGATTGTTCAGTCATGAAGGTCATGAATAGTGACAAAGAAGAAAATGTTCACTTTCGTGACCAACTACCTGCTTACACGTATAATGTTGATAGTGAAATGGATCCTACACGTATGTTGCAAGACACTAATGATGCGTCTCTAGAAAATTTCTTTAGCCGTCCCATCAAGATTGCTGAGATCGGATGGGGAACTGGAGCAACTTTGGGC